CCCAAAGTTTCCAATCAATTGCTTGTTGATATTCAAGCATCTTGGCCTGGTATTCAGCTTGATCCAATTCATCTGCTGTTTTCTCGTCTTCGATTAGTCTAATCTTCTTAACCATTTTTTTTTATCCGTTAATTGCAGGCATGACGTACTTGTAAATGCCTAGTCCACTATCTACTTCAATCTCACAAGCACCATGCTCGCTGAAACGAACAATTTGTGTTCCGCCCAATTTGAGAATGCTCAAGAACTGACTTAGTGGCCAGCGCCAAGTCGTACCAAGCTCGCCTTTTACGTTTGACGCAAAAACACGACGTCCAATAACGCCGCCCTCAGTGCTACCAACTTCAAAAATCAAGTTACCATCTTCTGTCTTGACGCTAAATGCTGGCTCAACACCACTGTAAATGCCAGCAGCTTCTGCAAGTTGCGCAACGCGCTTTTGTGCTGGCTCGATTTCAACTTGCCAAGCCACACCTTTAAATGTAGCGACTTTCATAATGTCGTCAACCACTTTTCCTGTCATAAAGCGATATTGGTCTTTACCGCCTTCTGTATCTTTGAAAATTAATGTAGATGGCATCTCTGCGCCGTTGCGCTCTTCACGTACAACTTCAATTGTTGCGTTAGCGTCTTGGTAGTTGCTTAGACGCATAAGGCTGCTAAGTAGACCCAAGCTACCCATGCCAAACTCACCTTCGAATTCAGACACAGGGGCGTGTAATGATGCTGTCATAATGACAGTCTTGTCAGGATCCATTGCAGCAAGTTCAGTGCTACTATCTGTTCCTGTAACTTTAATATTGTGGATAATGCCAAGCCCATTTGTGTGCTTGAGTGCATCTAATAGAACGCTTTTAATGTCCATGTAATTTTGTCCTTGTAGTTAGGTTGATAGAGTGTTTTACTCTTATTTGATTAGTATAACACAGGTTTGTACGTTAAGCAACTGTTTTCTATGCATATTTTAATTTAAACATGGTTGCTAGTTCGAGATCTTCAACGTCCACTACTGCCCATACAAACTCGAGGTCATGTATCCTCCAGCCAATCTTCATTTTGTAGTTATTGTACATCCAATCATTAAAGCCCCACATTCCTACACGGTATGCAGGTCGATTCGATACCTCTTGCAGCGCGTTGTTTAGTGCTGAGTCAAAGTTGTCTGCCATAGTGTCTCCTAAAAGTCAAATAAGCTGTTAAAGGTTGTTTTGCTTTCTGCGCGGGTCAAGTCCCAAGGCAACGTACCAAGTAAGTTACCAATCTTCTTAGTAATGATCTTTTCTTCCATTGCTGCATCATCAAACGGTAGCTCTTTGTACCAATCTGGGATACGCTTTTCGTCAGTAGGGATACCAATTGACGTCATGCCTAGTGGGTTATGTTTCAGCGCACACACAATAGTCTTCATTCCGTCTACAATATCTAAGCTATATGCGTCATCATGCATATCGCGAAGACGGTTCCAGTTGATAGCTGCCATAACGTGTCCGACACGGCATTTGCCTGTCTTCTTGAATTCTTTTGTGTACTTAGTTAGGTTGTTTACACGCTTTGGCGTTCCTTTTTCCCAAGCTGGCATTGCTCTAAACTCCTTACGGAATTCAAGAATGCGATCTACAATTACTTCCTCTGTCGCGCCCTCAAGTGTGTCTTGTAGGATCTCCTTTAGGAAGTTTTGCATATATTCAGGCGTATCACTGCGCTTGATTTCCAAGCCCATAACTTTAAGCTTGCCGCGCTTGCCGTCAGTATCAACACGAGTGCCTTCATCATCGTACACAAGCAACCCGTAACGCTTCTTGCTAATAAAGATGCCACGTTCAGCTACTGTCTCACGGCCTGCCGCAATAATGCGCCCGTAGCTGTCAGGGCAATTGTGTGCCCTATCCATATACCCTGGGAAAGTTTCGTTCACAGCATCACCGACAGCGTCGTAGAGATCAACAATTGTGTCTTTGTCCCATTTGAATTCACCGCTAGCAATCTGATCAGCATATATTGGATAGGCACTAAAGTAAACAGAGTCAGTATCACCATAAATGATTGCTTTGCCTACGTGGTTGTATTCTCCAGCAATTGTCTCATTACATGCGGCTGACATGTGACGCGCAATGCAACGACCAGTTAACGTAGTTGATTGCCCTAGGCGCCCGTCAAAGAATCTACTGCCAGGATTTAGCAGCGCACCATAAAGTGAGTTGAGGTTAATCTTCTTGACTAGCTGTCGCTTGTCCCAAAACGCATACTCTGCGCCACCTTGTTCTTTAAACTCTTTAGCTTTGGCCTGCAACTCTTTACGCTCTGAGTACCACTGCTCAAGTAGTCCTGGAATGACACCCTTCTTTTCAAACGTGAAGATTGTGCCGTTAGCAGTAATACACCAAGGCTTGCCATTGTGGAAGATTAAATCGTAAATCTCTGCGCCAGTTGCAGAATAGCTTTTGCCATCCTCAAAGTCCATGATAAGCGGCATAACTTTGTCACGCGCCATAACAAGTTCATACTCTTTACAAGCGAACTTGCCTTCCCAATATTTGGCAATTGGGTTCTCTTTGTAACGCTTAATGTACCCTTCTATTTCAGGTTCAGTTATTGTATGTCGCACTTGCCCAATAATACACTCTGGACTCATGTTACACGCGCGAATGATAGATGGATACAGACTGTTCAAGTCCATACTGCCAATCCAATCGTGCAATCCCTTTACAGGGTTAGCAACATATGCACCCGCCGCCCGCGTATGCTCTTGGCCACGCACCTTATCTGGTACAATTAGTCCTAGTCCATGTGCGAAGTTTACAATAGCTTGGTCTGTTTGTGCAACTGCGCCTGCCGTAGTAGGAATCAAAACACCGTTTGCGTGAGCCAACACGTTGCTCAAATCAATAAACTGCAACTCGTCATCTAATTTTCGAAGTAGGTCCGTGTCTTGTATGCTGTATTCAATAAATTTCTTGAAGTCGTTATTGTATAATTGATCCAACGTACCTTTATATTCAACCTTCTTCTCTCCAAGTTCATGCTCAGAGATAGCGTCAAGGCTATAGCTGTGCATTTCATGGTACGTATACTTTTTGTACAATTGCATGTAGTCAACATGTACACGTCCAACTAAGTCGTATGTCTCTACTTGTCCACCGTAAGGTGATTCAAATGTACGTTTCTTAGGCAGTTGGTCCCACAAACAAAGCTTTTTAGTATACTCTTTGCCTAATACCCGCGCGATGCGGTTAGTGATGTATGGAATGTCGAAGCCTTCAGAGTTCCAGCCACTTAGAATATCTGCATCATCAATCAATTCTAGGAAGGTTTTTAACAGTTCTTCTTCGCTATCCATCAAGAGCACGTCGTCAATACTGGCGACAATTTCTTCAGCTTCTTCTTGACTCATGCCCTTGGGCTTAATAACAAGACAGATAGTTTTGTCAATCCAGCTAAGGTGAACAGAAACGGCGGTGACTTCATTAAACGGATCGTCTGGTGGTGCGAACCCTAGCAACTTATTGAAGTCAACCTCAATGTCGAAAAAGCCAACGTTAAGCTTAGGCACTGCTGCATCTAAATAATAGTCCGAGATACAGCGAAATATAGGATTTAGGTCGCTTTCAAACAACTGTTGTCCGTAAAATGCTTTCTTTTCTTTATTGAATGCTTTACCGCTCGTAGTGCTATATCGTCCTAAGGTACTACCAAAAATACTGGTGTACTGGCCTTTTTTGTCTGGGTAGTAGAAAACGTAACGAGCCGGATATTGCGTGTAAACACGCTCGCCTGCCTCGTTACGTTCTACTACATAGATGGTGTCGCGATTGCGATCATGTAGTGCGTCAACGTAAATAATAGTTCTCCTGGTTAAAGATTCTGCTGAAGTTTTGCCATTATAATTTCAGGTCCAAGTTTGTCAATACAAACTACTTCAGTATGGTATTTAAGCGTTCCTGCCCGCGCTCTTCCGCTAACCTGCATAATATCTTTGTACCGAACCATCTTGGGGGTTAGCGAGGTAATCTCGGCTATTACAGACATAGAAGCAGTGTAAGGGGCAACAATAAGGCTGCCCACTTGCATTTCTTGTCCTATCATATCATATGCTATGGCTATTTTAGCCATGACTTAAAAGTCGCGGCCAACTGCAACCAAAATATCTTCTACGTCACTCAATGCTTCACGCTTTTCCTCAAGATCGGCGGCGTAAGCTGTGCGAATGGCTTTGTTGAGTACTGCTGGCTTGATGTCCATTTCATCAGCAATTGCTTTAACTGTATCTTTTAGCGCTTCTTTTAGCGCTTCAACTTCAGAATGTACTTGAATACCCTCTGTAACAATTTGCTTGAGTTTATCAATTTCAGTCTGTGAATAGGTTTTAGTCATTTTGTTATCCTTAAATGTGAAGAAAAGGTAGCTGTTTACACACCTACCTTACTAAGATAACAAATTATGCGTCGAGTGTCAACAGGTTATATCAACCAGGAAACTTTACCACGTTGTTACGTTGCTCTGACTCCCAACAAAATACACTGTCAGTTGAAATAGTGACATTGGTGCCAGCTACATCATCTACAAGGACGATCTCTTCTACGTCATTATCGTCTAATGCATACTGCACCGAAATTCGGACGCCTGGGCGCAAATAATCTCGTAGAGTTTGGCCTAGCATCTTGCGCTCAAGCGATGTACATAGTTCACACATTTGCAAGGGTAACTCCTAGGACAATACCTAATAGGATAAACAATGTGGTCATTTTAACGTTTAACCACATATTTGACCAAAAAACATAGTTGTCTACATCATAGCCGGTTCGACCATACCATGTATCCATTTTGTAACGCTTACGGAGGTAATATTCAACCATTGTTAATAATCCTTAAACTAGAGTGTTGTAATATGCGATAATTTCACTGTTTGACATCATCTTGACGTCAATGCAAAACGCATGGTATTCATCTTGGGTGTACGCTTGCCCTTCGACAAACCGTTTGAACCAATTGTTTACCAAAACTTGGCGCATCTGGGCACGTTCATTAAAGACAGCCATTATACAGCTACCTTTGTGTGCAACACGTTAATGTATGCTTGCATGAACTGAGTCCAATCAACAAGCGGGCGAACTTCCTTAAACATACGGTCCATAACCCAATATGGCCACTCTTCAGCAATTGCTACATCAACAGCGCGGAGCAAAGCTGAACGTGCTGGTGCCGCTTCTTCAGAGTATACTGGTGCTGCATTGTGGAAGCTTGCTGTATTAAGATTCTTCTTAAATTCAGCAAAGCCGTCTAGCGGGCATTCCGTATTGGCTGGCCAAGGTTTAACAGATTTCATATCAGGTCTCCTATTAACGATTATGCTTCTTCTGTAGTTTCCCTACAGTGGCTTCTCAAAGTTCTTATACTGAACCCAGTCTGACTGGCCTTTATCATTGACAACGGCCACCATGTCATTGCACAGTGCAACGACTGTGTAAATCTTGTCTTTGGTCATACCATCTTTATCAGAAGTCATTACCACTTCGTCACCTGGGCTGATTCCATAGTCGACGTCTACTTTATAAGAACTCATCGTGTATCTCCTTTTGCTTACTACTTGACTATAAAGTAATACGCCTTGGTTGTCAACCATTATTTTGCATCTTGTCAAACTTTTCTCGCAATTGCTCTTCCATCACTGCATTGCATCTGCGGTAACCGCGAATCCATGCTCGTGACCTGACCTCCCAACTTGGTGCATTGGTATTCCGGAC